TGATCAACGGAGAACCAAAATTTAAACTCCTCGCTGTCATCCATCATGTCCGTTCCCATATAGAACTGTGACCAAAGACCAGCAACGATTTTGTTTGTTCCGTTCATTCCGTTCAAGCCGTAGATTTTGATGCCGGTGATAGGGTCAACAATTTCCATTTCTGCGGTTTCAGTAGCAGCATAGTGGAAAAGGTTAGCACCAACCAACCAAGTGCGGTAAAGTCGGAAGGTGTCGGTTCCCATTGCGATGAACAAATCAGGCTTGCCCAACAAAGCAGCAGGAATTACGCTGTAAATTGTTGCGATAATGTCGTCAATGTTTGAGGAAGTGATAGAAGTGTAGGCGTTACCAACGTTACCTTTGATTGGGTCACCAGCACCACCGAAACCAAGGGCAGTCAATTGGGTAAGGAAACCATCCCATTTGTTCAAGTTGCCATTACCACTTGTAAGGTCACCCTGCCAAATAGCAGTTTCGATAGCTTCTGCGATTTTAGCTGCTTTTTCAAGACCAATTTGCTCTTGGAATACTCCCAAGTCAACGGGTGAACCAGCGGCCAAGCCTTGCTGGGTGAATTTGGTTTCCAAAGTTTTAGGGCAAAGAGTTTCTTCAACCTTAACTTTTCCAACGGTCAACACACGCTGACTGATGGTGGTGTTTCCTGATGGTGCATATCCGCAACCATCGGCTTGAAAGAATACATCACTGCTCAAAAGAGGGAGTGCCTCGGCTGATTTAATGCCGGGAATAACTTGTCCAGCGCCCTGCAACAAAGATGCGGTTTTGCTGCTGAACATTGCTTTTACTAAAAGCTCGAGTTGGGTTTCCTTGGTGTAATTAGTCAACCCTGATACTACAAATGCCATGTTTTATTTATTTTTTGTTGTTTTTAAGTGCAGAAGCAAAACCTTTCAATGCTTCGTTTTTTTCAGTTTTAACCGGGCCGAAAGGTTTAGCAACAGGCTCCGGGGTTTGTGATGCAAACTTTTCAAAAACGCTGAATGTGTCTTCAACCTTGCTGCCAAGGGAAACGAGCATTTCTTCGAGTTTTGCGATGCGGTCGTTCAGGGCTGCAAATTCTTCCTTGCTGGCAAATTCAACAATGACCTCGGCTTCGGCTTCTGGGGCTTCCATTTCTTTGGTTTCAATGTTGGTGATAATGCCATCAATAGTAGTAATAAGCAAACCTTCAGTGGTTTCGTGAGTGCCATCGGGGGCAGGCACAACGCCTTCCAACCCAAGTACATTTAAAGCCGCTCCGACAACCGCTTCCTCACCTTCAAATGATACTATTGTACCATCAACTAAAGTCAATTCAGCAAATTTCATCTTGGGCTCGGCACTTTCGAAACGCTGGCGCACCTCTGCCATAAATGCAGAAAGTCCGCTTTTCATTTCGGAAAGTTCAATTTTGATGTCCATACGTGTAGAATAATAGTTATTTGATTTCCTCTGCAAAATTTTTGAGCATGGCAGCTATTTCACGCATGGCCACGACAATATCATCCTGCTGTTCCATGTCAAACATGCCCTCGACTGAAAAGCCTTTCCATTCGCCTGCTTTTACCTTTGTCCAAATTTCCTCGTTATCAATCAGGTAGCTTGCAAATGCGCTTCCATCCTCGGCATCTTCGTAACCTTTTGGCGGCATGACACCACGCTCCCGGTCAATCAGGTAAAGTTCAATCATGTGCACACCATCATCCACCGGATTGGCATGGTCGGTATTTACTGCCTTATACAACCCTTTACGAGCCATCTTTTTTACGATACTGAAAATGGTGTCGGGTGGAAACGTAACGTAATACTCACCACGAATATCATCAAAGCGGTAGATGGGCACGTTTGCCAGCATGATAGGGCCGGAAATGATGCGCTTTTCTTCCGATTGTATGGCAAATTTTGACTTGTCAATTTGTGACAACTTCCTTTGTGCCCATTCAACACCTTCATCTCCACCCCAAGCCAACCACATCAGGCGGCCGCAACCATCTCCAAGTTCTTTGTCGCTGTTTTGGCGGTGCCTTTCAAAGCCTGCCATCCGTGCAATCGTGTCACGGCTGATGGCTTCACCATTGGCCAACTGGTTTGCCCTGATTTTACCAACTGCTGTGCCGCAGGAACCCCATCCGTTTTCTTCTGCCCAACGGAGTGCAACCTTTGCATTTTCTTTTGCTGCTTCCGGGTAATCGCTGTAACTTTCAAATTTCTGCTTGCTGCCCCACTTGGAATAACACACGGCTGCGGCTTGGTCTTGTTCCATTCCTTCGCCAACCATGTAAGGGATGCAACGGCTGATAAATTCTTCCTCGCTTTCTTTTGCACCCGGTTCAACAAATTCTTGGAAAAGCAGGAAATCTTTTTTTATCGCTGGCTTGTCAACGAGTGAAACGAACTCAACGCCCGTTTCATCATCCTCATTGACTACTATTTTATACACTGGGTAATCCATAATTTGAATAGTACAATTAAACAACACTTGTATTTCTTAGCCTGCGAACCCTTGTTTGCGTTTTGGTAATATCGCCTTCAAGAACGTACACTCTGCCCATGCCACCGAACTGCGCTTCTTCCGGGAGCGCACCGCCTGCTGTCGGAATGAACGATGGAGCAGGAGCAACACCGCCACCACCGCCACCACCACCGCCTGCGCTATCACCTTTTGCTTCAAATGGTGTTTGCTCAATTTTACGCACACGAGCAATACCTGATGCAAGTGCAAGACCAGCAGCAATTGCAGCTCTTATCGGTGCATCCGGTGTTGCTATTGCCATTTGTGAAGCATAAGCAGATTGTGATGCTTGTATAGTTTCAATAATAGCTTGCGCCATTGATGCTTTTTTCTTAATTTCAAATGCTTTTCTTTGTTGTTGTTCTGATTTACCAGCAAAAGCATCTGCCATTTCAGCAATTATAGCAAATCCATCGGCAGTAAATTTTAATGTTGCTTGTTCAGCTGCTTTCTTTTGTTCTTCTGCTTTCTTTTTGTCTTCAACATCTTTATCATATATCTCTTTCTTTTTTAAAGCAATTTGCTGTTCAATATCAACAATGGATTGTCCTTGCTCCAATCGCAGTCGTTTTTCCTCATCCATTCGCTGCAATTCCAGTGCTGCAAGTTGGTCAGGGGTTGCTTTATTTTGGATGGCAACAAGCTGTTTCTTTTTGTAGAACTCATTTAAAGCTAAAATTTCCTCTTGGTCTTTTGTTTTCTTCCATGTTGCCAAATCTGTTGCTGCTTTTTCTTCATCCGCTTTTTGTTTGGCATAAAAATCTGTTCTTATTTTTTCAAGTTCTGCATCACGCTTTTGATTTATTTGCTTTTCGGTCAGCCCTTTATCTCTTAATGCTTTAACCGTAACCGCAAATGCAGCATCGGCAGCTGCAATTTGTTTAGCAAGCGTTGATTTATCAAGAGATAAAACTTCTGCAATCCTTTCAAGTTCTGCTTGCTTCAAATCTTTGGTTGCATCTTTTTGTTTCTTTAGGGTTGATGTAACTTGTTTGGAAATAGTGGTATGCTCTCCATTTAATTTTGTGTTTTTTTCAAGTTCACCTTGATACACTTTTGTAGCATCATTGACATCTTGCTGTCCTTTTTTCAAATTATTTAAGCCTCTATCAACTAATTCTTGCGCCCCTCTATCAACACCCAATAAAGCACCCTTTGCTGAGGCATAAAATTTATCCCAAGTTCCAGTTGCATCGTCTAAGTCACCATTCTGCATTTCAATAAGTTTCTTTGTCTTTTCTTGCAAAATTTGTGCAGCTGCTTCGGTTCTTGCTCGTTGAGCAATCAAAAGAATTTGCTTTCCAATTCTGTCATTCAAAGCACCTAAAGAATTAGCATTTGCTATGTTTACATCATCAGTTGCAATCCCTGCTTCCTTTAATTTTTCCAATGCAAATTGACGTTCACCCTCGGATTTTTTTGTGTCCTGAACAACGCTATTGTAGTATTGCAAATCAGCAGCTTGTTGTTGTGTTTCAGCCGCTGCAATATTCATTGCCTTGTTCATTTTCTCCATTTCGCTTTCTGCAAAACCCATTGATTGTGCAAGCTCATCAAAATTGGTAGCTACATAAGCAATGGCAGCAACTAACAAACCAATCCCAGTAGCCAAAAATGCTTTGGATGCTGTGGTCATTCCTTTGAACGCTTGTATTGCGTCTTGTCCAAGTGTTTTAAATTGTTTACCAAGTGCATCTAATCCTTCCATTCCTTGTGCGAATGCCATTGCACCCTGCACTTTCAACAACGCCTTTTGTACATCTTCGCTTTCAGCACCAAACAAGGCCATTGCACCCTGTGCCGCCTGAAAACCATTAGCCACACCTTGGGCTATGGTGTTTATTCTATTAAATTTATCTGGATGTAATGCTTTAACAGCATCGTTTAAATCATCCATCTTATCTCTTAACTCTGCAACCCTTTTCTGCGCTTGCATTGCCTCGGTTGAAAATTCACCGAATTTTTCTGACATTGCTGCTGCATCTTGAATTGCTTCTCGCATTTGGGCTCGTAGCCCTTTAACGCTTTCCGTGCCTTTGGTTTTGGCCTCTAAATTTATTGCTACCGTTGTTGTTGCCATTTTATTTGTTTGTTAAAATATACCACTGGGTGCCATCGCTAACAACATAAGTAGTGCCGTATTGGTTATTAATGTTGTAGTGGTCGTCATTGTCTATTAAATCCCCGGTGCTGGCTTCGATGCGTAATGTGCCGCCTGCTCCTTTCTTGACTACCCAAAACGCCTTGGATGTGCTTGTTGATGCCGGGGGTAAAGTGATTGTGTGGTTGCCATCTGCTGAAAAGATAATGATGTCGTACTGCAACTCCGCTGTATAGTTTGCCGTTGGATAAACAAATCGGTTTGTTCCAAAATTGTTAGGTTCTACCAACTGCCCTTGCATCCACACCTCGTTGCATCCTGCGAAACCTGATGCCGGAGCTTGTCCAATCACGATACTATCATCGCAAAGGAAAGTTACCCCACTGGTAGCAAATGCTGCATTGCGCTGGCCTAAATTATTAATAGCAGTACCAACTATCACACCATCCCCGGCTTGGTTGAAATCACCAATATCCAAACCCCGTTGCTGAATTACTTTGCCGGACACATTGCCACCTCTTGGGTCGTATTCTTCATTCCTGCCACTGCTTTGGGTTCCACCACCGCCAACGCTTCCACTGCTTGCAGTAAATGTTGGCCCGGTTTTAAGGAACAAAAACTCGCAGATATTTACCGATGGGTTAATCGGGTCGTAATCTTCAACCTTATTCAGCCTAAAATAGTTACCATCGAAGAAATAAAGGTCACGGAAAGATAGCTTTTCCATGTCAGCCGGAGTGAGGTAGAAATTACCCCTTACAATCTTGCTGTCTTTGTCTATAATCTCGCTCATGTATTTGCTCCAATAGGCATTGAATAGATTATTGTTGGTAATTTCACTGCCAGCAGGAACACCAATAAATCTCGGCATCCCGAAATTGATGTCGCTGGTGGATGCTTTTGGATTGTCCAAATGCCCGGTGTATGGGTAATTTGTTTTGCTTGTAAATGTTGCCCCGATTGGTGAAATTTTGCCGTTGTAAACCCGGTATAAATTGCAGCTCAAAGCAGCAAATTGTAAAATCCTTAGCTTGCCCGTGTTAAATGATAGGTTGTTCCCGGTGTCAATATTGGTGAGCGTTTTATCGTTGCTGTTGAATGTGTTTAATAGGCTTGGCGCAAATCCGGTTTCTATTTTCTTTTCATCTTTTACAAAATCATTTTGAATAAAAATCTGCCTATCACCATAAATCCGGTTGTAATCCTCTTTGTATTCCTTATTCCCGGTATCTTCACCATCTGCATGGCTGAAAACATATTTTCCTGCATCCAGTTCGCCCATCGGGATAACTTCCAATGGCTGTGACAAATCTCTCTTTTCAGTCCAGTTGCTTACATCGGTTGTGTAAAATTCCTCTCTCGGTAAAATCAATAACTGCTTTGCCATTTCCGTAGGCTCCACATATAAATTGAACATCCGAAATACCCATTTCAAAAATTCCGATTGTTTGGTTTCATCGGTAAAAAATCCCGTAAAATCTAAACTATTGCCATACCCGGTAGCATCAACAATTTGATTGAAAAATTTAGAGCCTGCATTTTGAACAAATGAATTGAGCGTGACAGCAGGAGATAATGCAATCAGTAACCGATTAAGTTCAATGTTGTCAAGTAAAATAGACACTACATCACCTGAATTTAAAGCCAATGCTTCACCTACCAAAA